AAGCCTAGAAGTAACAATCTCACCATAACAAGGAATCTCAACTCTAGTAGAGTCAACATCTTCCCATTCCTGAATAGGATTGTAATTTGCATCAACATCATCAACAAATCTTTTATGCTTAATAACAGCATTGCACTTAGCAGGGAAGAACGCAGTTTCAGTAGAAGAGTGATCGTAGTTAGTAGACTGAACTAAATAGTTATCACCTCTAATGGTGATTAGCTCACCACTTTCAAGATTAACATTAATCGGAATTAAACCCTCCCAGTAAGCCTCTCCTCTACTAGATTTAGTAGACCTCTTGATAGACACTTTGGACTGTATCGGTACAGTTCTATTAATTATGCAATCTTGACCTTTAGACTTAATAAATTTACTAGCATAAGACATAATTACCACCCTCTCTTAGGGTAAGTAATTCTAAAGTGAGATAGAGAAGTGGTAATTAAATCTGGAAACTCTTCTTCAAATATCTTGCCAATTAAATTAGCCTTTTCATTTTCAAATTCTTCTTTTTTCTTAACCCAATCGATTCCAAGTTCATGACTTTCGTGTGGTCCAGATTGTTTCTTAGGCAACCTTGCCGACATAGAAGGGGATAAGAGTATACAACATTCCAAAACGACAGCATACTCCAAATAAACCATAGAATCTGTTCCAGCTATAATTAAATCATATTCTGGAATAAAAGCTATTATATTTGCTTCTGCAACCGTTATAACATCTGGCTGGTTAATTACAGAATCAGGGAGATAGGCATTATCAACACCTATTTTATCCCTGATTCTTTCTTGCCAATTAATTTCAGTTAAAATCCTATTAGCCATAGGGGATTCCCCCTTTTTATTCTATTGTAAGGATTCTTGCACCATCAGCGAATATTTTTCTAAATCCACTATTTTCTGATACTGTAAGGATTTGAGTTTGGTTCTTAATAAACTTATCAGCTTCACTAATAGAAGAACCTACTTCGAATATTTCCTCAATAGTGTTGCCTCTGTTAATTCCGTAAATAGCCTCTTTAGTTCCAATTTTCTCAACATAAGGGCTATAAAGTAGAGTAGTGTTAGCAACTAAACCTTGAGGTAAAGTAGTCTTAACATTAAGTCCATTAGCTAAAAGCTCATCCATTTTCCCAGCAACTTCAAACTTAGGATAAAGAACTTCTAATATCTGGATTAATCCATCCTCATTAGCAACAACAGTGTCACAGCTATATGGGTAGAATTTTAGTAAAAACTTAATCCAAGCAGTTCTAGTTATTGTAGTAGTAGCAGCACTATCTAACTCACTAATTTTATGAGTTGGTGCAGCGTTTCCATTTCCATCTCCATCTTTTATAACTCCAAGTATTTCCACTATCTTGTTATCAGCAGCTTCAACACCTATTCTATCAATGTGTTTATTGAATAATTCTAAGCTCATTCTTCTTAAAGCCTCATAACTAGCCTCAACAGCTCTGCCATACTTATAAAGAGTAATAGCAGATTCACCAAGTTTTAATTTAGCAACAGGCAAATCAGCAGCCTCTGTAACTCTTTTCATCTTAGTAGCTTTCTTATTCTTAGGATCACCAAAGTCTAAGTAAGAAGCCTTATAAACATTAGAGTCAATAGGAGTTCTTTGAGCTACTAAATATTTAAATATTGGGAATTCAGTCATTGATTGTACTAGAGTTCTAGCAACATATTCAGGGAATAAAATCTTATTCTCATTAGTTCTATAGAAAGTTTCTACTTTAGATGAAAATATGTTTTTCTCACCAATAGACTTAGTTAAAATTCCAGCCTCTTTCATAAGTCTTTCAAAAGCATCTAAGCTGTTTCCTTCTGGCGTTGGGTCTTGACTTTCTAAAAACATAGAAAGTGTCATTTCTTTTGAGTGAGCTTGTTGATACAAGTCACTTGTTAAATTGTTTAAAGTTAATTTATCCATTCCATCATCTCCCTTCAAATTATCCTAAGAATACAGTTGCAGTTTTAGCAGTTGAATCAACTTCAATAAATATTGGGTTTCTTAATTTAGCAGTAGTAGCACTGTCTTTAACTTTTCCAGCACCGTCTAATGCAACAATTTTTCCAACAGTAGGAGAAATATCAGCCGTTGGTACATCAATTCTAAAACCTCTAAACTGAACACCTACATAGCCATCAGTCTCATAAACATCAATAAATCCAAATACCGTATCAGTATCAGTTCCTAAATCAACAGTACCAGCAGCACTAACGCCAACGGGTAATCCAACAACAGCATCACTATCAGCTGCATCAACTAAAGCCTTAATTCCAGCACCAGCTAAAAAAGTAGCTTGTTGTGAGCCTATTCCTTCAAAACTTAATCCGCCTCTTGCCATAATTTACACATCCTTTCTATTTTTGAACATAAAAAATACCACTATATAAGTGGCTAACAATTTACTAATTTAATTACTAGACGGTAACGACAAATTTGTCGCGACCATTGTGCTAAAATACTTCTAATTGTCTATTTCCCAACCTTGAACGCGCTATCAGGTATTGATGCAAATTTCCTTTCCGTATCAGGGTTGGTTTTTCTACCTGCTGGAATACCATTAGCTTGAGTCTCAAAAGTTTTAGTAATATCCTTAATAGCCTTTGTACTCATACTAGCAAAAGTTTCCTTCCAAGTATCGGCGGTGAAATCATTACCTTGAGCTCTAACACCCATTGCAATAGCTTCATCAATCACCAAAGCGTGATAATCTTTACCTTCCTTAGCAAGCTTTAAGATTGACTCATTAACTGTTTCAGCACCTAGCATTTCAGCGATTTCAGTTACAGGTATAGCAAAGTATTCAGTAGTATTTATAATACTTTCACCTTCCTTCAAAGGTTCAGCACCATCCTTTAACGGTTCAGTACCTTCTTCAATTGCAACCAATTGAGCAACTCTAGCACTTTCAGAAACCTTTTCTACAGTAGCATCCCATTTCTCAACCAACTCTTTTACTAGCTTTTCATTGTCAATATCACCATCAGCAACATCAACCCCAAAAGCTTCAAGCATTTTCTTTAAATTCTCGTCCATGTTCTTTTCACCACCTTTCAAATTATCATCTCCAACATCTACACTCTTAAAAATCTTCTTATGTTCGGACTTCTTAACCATAGTTATTAGCCCAGTTTTCTCACTATAAGTAGATATTAAGGTCTTAGTAGGGTCAATCTCTTTTGTTTCTCCAATAATCTGATACTTACCAGTTTCGTTCTCTAAAACTTCACCAACGCTAGATAAAATTCCAGCACTAGGATAAGCACCATCAAACACTAAACTGTTTTCCATAAGGAATCCAGGAGGTTTAGCTTTTATAAAACAAAGTTTAGTTCTCATAACGCCATCATCATCTTCAATTTCATAAGTTCTACCAGCGCTATGCTCACATTTGCCACCTCTATAATCTTCACCGCAAACAGAACAAATAGCATTACTATATGAAAACCCAATAGAGCTATCAAATAATGTACCAGCCTCTATACTAGAAATCAAATCGTCAGTTTTAATTCCATCAAGCTCAATTCCACGAGCCATGTAATGATCCGCCATAAGTGAAACAGTTTCACCTTCTTCCGTAGCACTTTCATATTTACTATCAAAAGTTCTACCATAAGGCATAGCCATTTTAGGCCTACCACCCAAACCAAAGAATCCATCAGGAGCCCAGCTGTGGTCGAGTAGGAGAGATACACCTTTGTTAGCATCAACAGAGAAAACATCAAGCAATTCTTTTGTAAGTTGCGTGTATCTGCCAGGAATAATCATATCCCCAGCCAACTTATTAGGGAAAACAAACACTTCATCTTTTTCTAATTTTCGCTTAGACAACTTATTAATTTTAACTAGTTGTTCATCAGTCGGTATTCCATATTTACTCACTTACATCACCCTCTTTCTTTGTAACCTTCTTAATACTTTTCTTTGTAAAGTTTTTATCCTCATATTTCTTGCAAAGTTCTTCACACAAACAATCATCGCAATCAAAGCAATCGTGAAGTTCTTTTTCATCATCATATGACGGATTTCTCACTTGAGGACTTCTTGTCTTTCCCCGAATGTTTATCTGTCTCAACCTTGCCACCTCCACTACTGAAATTGACTTTTATTTCTGTAATTGGATCACTGTTAGCATTTTGATTACCCATAACCTCTTGACTAGCTGAATCCTTATCAATCCAACCCATCATTTGAGCAATCGCATAATATTCCTGTTTCATAAGTGCAACAGTTTGTTTATCTTCTTCACTTTGCCAATTAACTACACCATGCTGAAAAGTAACAATAGCTTGTTTGCCATTAACTCTTAGCCATAATCTTGCTATTTCTTCAATTAACCGCTTAGAACCTCTCTGACAAGATTTTATTCCCTGTGTCATAATAAGAAATTCTACAGTAGACCATGTTTCAGTTTTCCCAGCAGATCTATTAGCAAAAGTACCTAATTGTTTAAGTCCATTTAAAACTTGAACATCAACAAGTTCGTTTATTGCTCTTACATCTAAACTTCTTCCAGCATTAGCACCAACATTCATACCAATAGTAATATCATCAAAGTGAATATAATCACTATCAGGGTCAATATTTTCCATCATATGAACAATCTCATTATATTGATTATCAAGCCACTCATTAAGTTTTTTAGGGTCATTCTTAATATGAGGCGGGCAAGTACCCATCATTCTTTCAAGTGCGATACTGATATCATTTTTAGGGTAGCCTTGATGATGAAGTACAGCTTGTAAATCTTGAAGAATCTGCATTTGAAAATCAATAGCTTGTAAAGCAGGAGACATCGTTAAAGTCCCTCTAGGATCACTAATCTCTGGATCAGCAGGAACCCAAAAGAAATTAGCGTGTTTCTTATCCAAATAAACCTTTTTACTACCATTTTCACCATATTGATAAGGAACCCATTTCTTTCTACTATCAACATCTTTTAATTCCCACTCAATAGATTGAGGCTTAACAGGGTAGACATCATAAATATCATTCCTATCATCAGTAACTTCGACCTCAACACCCATAGCACCAAGTAAAAAAGAGCTATAATGGAGTTGGTCTATAAGCCCATCAAGTCCACTATTGGAAATCTCATTAATTCTAGAAGCAAAATCTCTCCATTCACCTTCTAAGTCAGTCCTTCTAGTCTTACCATCCAAATCATAAAAATGAGTTTCATTGCCTTGATTGGCAAGTCTAACAAAATTCCATACAGCCATAGAAACATCTGGATTGGTTCTTTTAAGATATTCAATAGCCGCCGATTCTTCTGGAATACTCCTAAGAGTTTTCAAAACATCATTAGTCCTTGACCTGTGAGGGGAGAGGGTAGAAGAATACCCACCGTTTACCTTAGTTTGTCTACCAGTAGGAATGTTGTTTGGTTCTGCTCTAGTCTTTGCAAACATATCTTTTAAAAATCCCACATACATCACCTACCTTCAAAATTCTAATTTTTCAATCTCATCTATAAGTTGAGCCTTAGCCAGATTGATAAAGTTCTTGTCATTTTCAATTAAATCAATAAGCATTAAAGCATCTTTCTTATCTATTTCAATTTCACCATCATTTGTAAGATTCACAGCCCAAGTAATCATTTTAGCAGGGCTACTACTAACTGACATAGCAAGCATATCAGCCAATACATCGTTTAATTTTTCCTTAGTAGGTTCCCCTTTTAAAGTTGTAATATTTTTATCCAATTTCAATATCATCTACAAAACCCCCAATATTTAAGTATGTAAAAACACGCCACACAAAGGAAGGACGCCAGGAGGTTGGCAAACCCTATGTAATATCCCCGTTATTCATAGCGTGTTTTTATGGTATATAAAAAGCATAAGCTTAATATATCTAAATTTTAATTAGCTCTAGCAATTCCCCCAATTTTTCCAACCCAAGGAAGTATAAGGGCAGGAGACTGAAAATCACTAAAACAAAAGTACAATCCACTAACTATATCATCATGGCCGCTATCAGTAGAGTTGTGATATTGAGTAGAACGACCATCACGAGCAACAGAAACATAATCTTGCAATTGAGTTTCGACCTCTTTAGACCAAGGAATTTGACACCATTGTTGTTCAACTATCAAAGAGAAGTCCTCAACCAATTTAGCCTTATTGTTGCCTTGCTCATTAATTGGATTATTAGGAATACCTCTTTTAGTAAGTTGAGAACCAATAGTTTCACCAAGTCCAGTTTGACCGAAATTTACAGTTGCACCATTATATAATCTTGAATACATGGAAAGTTTATCCCATTGAGCATCCCAACCAAGCCTACCCATAAGATCTACTTTCATTACTTTGCCTTTACTATTTCTTATAATACAAGGCTTACCATCTCCCTTACTAGCAGGGTCATAGCCAATAGTATATATTTCATAAGGGTCAACTTCTTCCCATTTTTCCCAAAACTTATTAATTTCATCTTCTTTACGAGTAAGAGGCCGTATAAGCACTTTGTCATAATGAGGGAATACAGAGTTAATCTCCATAATAAATTCAGCTAAATAATCTTGCTTATACCTATCAGAAGTCATTCCCATTCTAATTTCATCTTCAAAAGTAATAGGTTTACCCATCATATCTTGACCGACAACTAAATATCTTTTAGCAGCCATGTAAGGATTATCCCAAGTAGTAAAATGAAAAGTTTCATAAGATGGAGAATAACCAGAACTACCTTTAACACCCATTTGGCAAAGCTTATAAAAATAAGTTCTACCTTTTGGAGTAGAGTTAATAATAGCAATACCACCAGTTCCATTTGGACCACGACCAGGAGAGTCAAGTCTTTGTCTAAGATTCGCCCATACAGTATCTAAATCCCTTATTCTAGCAGCCTCTGTAATAGTAACAATATCAAGACCAACACCAACTAGAGTTTCGGGATCATCAGCAGAGTGGACTTCTATAATTCCACCATTAGTAGTTTCAATAGTTAAATTGGAAATAGAAATATCATAAACAATTTCTTTAGGCAAAAGCTTTTTCAAGTCACGCCAGTTTTGTCTAGCCAATCTCATATTAGGAGCGACAATCCACCAAAGTACGGGAGGATTAACATCAATAGAGCGTTCTTCGTTGTTCATGCCAATAAACTTCATAACCCCATCGCCAATAGCACCTAAGTCTTTCCCAAAACGATTTCCGCACTGTAGAACGCGAAATCTAGCATCGCTTTCATGTATTTTTTGTTGTGCTGGATGCGGGGTATAAGGAACAACAACTTTCTTATATCCAAGCATATTAACATTTCTACAGCTACCGCAAGTATCAAAGTGAGTGTACTCACCTTCGGCATCAATGCCTTTAGAAGGTCGCCATATTTGCTCAAACAAAGCACCACACTCTTTGCATTCGCTAATTCTACCAGAGCTAGTAGAGTGTTCGATATATTTTTCATTTAAACGGTCAACACGACCAATAGAACCACCTTTACGACCCATAAAACCACCAACTTTCAGATATTAAAAAACCACTCATAAAGAGAGTGGAAGCATAAGAACTGGTTTTGTTTTAAAAGGATAACCACAAACCTTCGAGGATTAAACTAGTAATCAACTCACACGTTATTAAAATAGCAAAAGTACTAGGAATCGAACATAGGTAAATGGTTTTAGAAACCATAGCATTGCCATTATGCTATACCAATATATTATAGCTAGTACAAATTAATGTATTCAAGGACACTAGCCAAATCCCGTTCAGTTTAGTAGGTCTGACAACCTTATTTATTCATTGTACCTAAAACATTCCT